TCTCGACTTGGCTTGCCGTACCCTTCGTGTCGCTCGCGATACTCGGAACGCCTGCGGTCAGAAGCGCCTTCGCGCCGACGATCTTGGCGTTGATCGATGCGATGAGCTCCGCCGGCGTTGCCTTGGCGATGGTGGCGAACTCGGCCGCCGCGAACGCGATCGTCTGCACGCCGACGCCATCGATTCGGACCTGGAGCGTCTGGCCATCGGCGAGCGCGTACGGGCCAGCGCTTGCCGCGCTGACCGATGCCGCGGTCGCCTTGATCGCGACGCTCTCATCGGCACCTCCGCCGACTGCCACGACGAGCTGCGCGCCGTCGTCGAGCACGAACGGCGCTGCGACCGTGCCCGTCACGCGCGCGGGCGCCGGCACGCCGAACGAGGTGAGATGTGCGGACGCGCGACGCGCCGTCGCCGAGCCGGCGTCGAGGATGTCCACGTGGTGGACGGTCCGCACGCACCAGAGCTGCGTCCCTCCGTTCTCGAAGAAGCCCATCGCCGCGAGCGCGAGGTCGCTGTTCGGAGTGAAGCCTCCGAACCGCGCCTGGTACTCATCGAACGTCGAGCAGAGGACGGGCGTGTCGATCGGTCCGCGCTCGGCGATGCCGATCGCCGCCGCGATCGAGGTCGGCACCGACGCGATGCCACGGACGCGCGGCTCCTCCTCAACGACGATGATCTTCGACGACAGCAGCTCTCCGCTCATCGGGCACCTCGACAGGGGTTGTCGGGGCGCCTTCGGGGCCTCCTTCGGGATGGGTCGGCGACGGCGACGGTGTCGCGACGGAGATCGGCTTGGGCGCTGCGGGCACGGCGTCGACGCGCAGAGCGCCACTTCGGATCGCGGCGCGTATCGCCGGCAGACCGACCGCCGCCGCGTCGACGTCCTTCGCAGACGCGCGCGCGGCGAGCGTGAGCGAACCCGCGATGCGCACGCCGTCACGTCGCTGGGTGCAGGCGCACCGAGCAGCCTTCGCGCAATAGGTGTCGTGCGCGAGAACGAACGTGGCAAGACGTCCCGACGAGTTGGTGAGCGTGACCGTCATTCGACACCTCCCACGACGCGCGCATTCACAGCGTCGGCGACCTTCGACACGTCGAACGCGAGCCCTTCGTCGAGGTCGAACCCGCGCACGACGAGGCCCCAGGTGAAGCTGCGCACGTCGTCCTTCCCCTCGAGGTTGGTCTGCAGCTCGCCGAGCGCATCGAGCTCCCAGCGCGCGATGCCGCGCGATGAGTCGTGCTCGTCGCGCCGGAGTGACAGCCAGTGGTTGCGGTTGAAGAACGTCGCGAGCGCCGCGATGAGGTTGATGAGCTCGACGGCGCGATCGGACGCGCCCGTTAGGGCGAACTCCAGATCGACGGTGTACGGAGGGCGGACGATGCGGAGCTCGGGTCCGTCGTCACCGGCGACGACGTCTTGGCGAAGCTCGTTCGACGAGTAGAAGCGGTTCTCTCGCAGATGCGGACCGGACAGGACGAGCGCGGGAAGCGTCGCGACAGGGAGCGCGTCACGCAGACTCGAAGACTCGTCGCCGAAGTCGAGCGCGACCGAGAGGGATACGTTTTCGATCACCTGGCGTTTGAGGTCGCGGAGCAGCGCGCGGACCAGGCGCGTCACGTCGGCCTCGCGCACGATGCGCGGTCGAAGGAATCGGTAGCCGCCGGCGAGGCGTGCCTGCTGCGAGGGATGCACGGTGCCGTCGCGACCCAGGTTCGCGACGGTTACGTCGACGGAGCCTTCGGCGTGCTCGGGTGTCTGAACCTCTGCGATCGAAACGCCATCGACGACGCGAACAGCGACGACGCGCGCGGCCGCGTCGCCGAAGCGCACCATCAGCCTCGGCGCGAAGCCGACGCCACGGATCGTGACGAGCTCGCCGCCGCTCGACGGGCCGCTCGGCGGATCGATCTGCGTGATGGTCGGCGCGCTCACGGCGACGTCCCAAGGCCCGAGAGCCGAGCGATGCGACCGAGGAATCGCATCTGCGCGCCGCGCTGGAACCGCTTGAACGCAGGCCGCAGAAACGGTCGCGGCGGGATCTTGATCACTACGACTCCAGCCCCACCTCCGCCGCTGCGTCGTCGAAGCGATGCACCGAGCTGCTTGAACAGCACGAAAAGGAACCGTCGCATCTTCGGCGTGATCGGCACCACGATCGGCCCAGCACCAAACTCCTGCGCGCGGGCGACGTCAGCGAGCGATCCGCCGTCGCGCCGTGCCTTGCGTGCGACGCCGACGAAGACCTGTGCGCCCTCGGCGATGACGGTGACGCCGCCGCGCAGGTCGCCTCGGCGCATCAACGCTTTGGTGCCGCGGAATCGCCGGAGCCTCCGCGCCGCGAGCGTCGTCTTCGCGAGAGGCAGGATCGGCTCGCCGCCTGGCGCTTGCTTCGTGAGCCCGGTGACGATCTCCGTGCGGAGCGCGTGAGCCTCTTGGAGCATCGCGGTGTGGATCGCGCGCTCGAGTCGTCGCGGCGCGCCCTCGAGCAGACGTCGCGCGAGGGCCCAATCGCCCGTGCGTTGGGTGCTGGTCGCCATCACGTGGCCGACGATTCGAGCGCCGCGAATGCGGGTGCTGGCGACGGAGACGGGCACGACGCGAAGCCGGCGGCGACCATCGCGATGACGAGCTGGAGTACGAACGCGGGACGGGTCATGACGAGGCTCCCCTCGGTGCCGCCGTGTCGCGCTCGTCGAGCGTGACCAGCAGCAGGTTTCGCCGCGGACGCGGCATGAAGAGGCCGAAGCCGATCGGCCTGGCCTCGGTGACGTAGAGCCCTGGCGGCGTGCGCACGCGCTGGATGAGCGTGCCGGTCTTGTCCCAGAACGCTTCCACGCGATCGCCGACAGCGACGAGCGAAGCACCCGTGTCCGCGTCGACGAGTCCGACGCGTTCGAGGTGTTCGAAGTGGCAAACCAAGCGGATCTGCGAATGCGATACCGCGCCCGAGGCGAACATCTCGAGCGCCTCGAACGCCTCGCTCTCGACCTGACATGGCACGCGCACAGGCGGGTGTTCGCGGCGCGCGCGGACGCCGATCCCTTCGCCGACATCGATGAGCGCGGGCTCCTTGAAGTCCGGATCGTAGCCAGGCGTCGCCGACACCTCGCCGCGTCGATCGAGTCGATGGAGCTCCACGACGATCGGGAAGATGAGCCGTCCGCGCATCACGCGGCTCCGAGGCCCTGCGGCCTCCGATAACGAAGGAGCACGGCGTCGAGCTCAGGGTCGCCCGTGAGAAACGTCGCCACCGCGCGCGGTCCGAGCCGGTAGCTCTGATCGCGCGTGCGCTCTTCGATCAGGCGCCAACGCTGCCGCGCGCTCTCCCACGCGTCGCCGTCGGTCAGGACGGGGAGCGCGCGCACGACGAGCTGCATCGTCACCTGACGGATTGCAGCCGGCGTCCGCCCCTCCGCCGTCCCGTCCGCTTCGGTGTAACCCCAAAGGCCGCGCAGCGTGACGTTGCCCACCTCCTTTCTGAAGTGGCGATGTCGACGCAGCGTCAGTCGTGGAGCGATGAAGCCCGGTGAGACGGGCGCGCCCTCGATTACGACGTCGCGCGGATCGAGCGACATCGCGGCACCGTCGACCGCGATCTCGTCGATCCGAATCGGCGGCACAGGCAGCTCGAGCGTCGAGCCCCCGCGCCCGTCGAGCCGATAGGTCGCCACGCGCGGCGAGAAGAACCACCCCGTCGCCGCGTCGACGAACGCGCAAGCGTCGACGATCAGCGCCGCGATCCGCGCGTCCGTCGCCATCGCGAGCGTGACGCCCTCGGCGCGCAGATCGGCGACGGTCGCGTACACCTCACTTGTCCTTTCGCGCCTTCGAGTCAGGTGCCGTCACGCGCGGCGAGAGATCGCCCGTCGTCACGGACTCCGAGCGCGCCTCTGACAACTGGATGTCGTCGGTGGCGGTGCGGCGCACTTTCGCGTCCGCTTCTTCGCGTGCCTCAAGCGCCTTCGCGTCGTCCTCGGTCAGCACGTCGAAGGCGAGCGGCGAGACCTCGTCGCCCGCGACCTGATGGACCGTGCGCAGGTACGCAGCGACGTCCTTGTTGACGCGATACCAGCCGCGCTCCTGATGGAACTTGATGCCGGCATACGTGTAGCGTCGCAGCACGTTTCCACGGCGCGGATCGAACGACTTCAGACGAACGAGCATGGTCTCCATCGCGACGACCTCCCTCACAGCGACACGTTGATGAGCTTCGCGACACCAAGCTCGTCGGCGAGCTTCGCGTCGAACCGGATCGTCGCGACGATGCGCAGCACGCCCGCCGACACATCCCGGAACGTCTCGAGGCGGATCTGTCGCCAGATGCCGACGTGGATGTTCTTCGGGTTGGTGAGCAGCGCGACGGTCTGGTTGCCAGTCGCCCCGAGGTTGTCAGGGAACAGCGGCACCGGCGTGATGGGCACGCCCAAGTAGAGGATCGGCGCGTCGGTCTCGAGGAACTTGTCGCCACCGACGGTCGCGCGCTCGGCGAGGCTGTTGCGGTATTCGAGCTCGCCGTCGACGCTCGCGAGGAACGTCATCGCCTTCTTGTCGCGCAGGTATTCGCTCGGCAGCGAGCGCAGCAGATCGCGGAAGAAGTTCTTGTTGAGCGATGCCGCGGCAGCGTCGACGACGTGGCTCTTCGATTGCTTGAGGATGCCGTCGAGCGTCGCGAGGAATGGATCCGCCGACGTGGTGTCGCCGTTGATGATCACCTCTTCCATGTCGCGACCCGCGGCGTCGGCGATCATCTCGAGGACGGTCTGCCGGAATTCGCCGCGCTCGATGTTGTCCTCGAGCACCTCGTCGGAGAGGAAGACCTCCGCCTTGAAGAGCTGCGCATCGAGCTCGAGATAGGATAGATCAGGCTTCGCGCGATCAGCCGGAGCGAGCGCCGTCGCTTCCTTGCCAGGCCGCAGGATCCGACTGCCGAACTTGATCTTCGACACCTGATACTTCGGCGTCGGCATCGGCGTGACGGTCGCGAGCTTCATCAGGACTGAAGGCTTGATGAGCAGCCGCATGAACGTCTTGGCCTGCTCGGGGAGCAGGATGCCGCCACCAGTGGTGAGATCGGCGATCGCCAGATCGGCCTTCTCGACGAGCGATCGATTGGAGGTATAGGTCATGCGCGTCTGTTCCTTGGCCAGGTTGGGTGGCGGGTGGCCCGCTCCCGGGCCGGGCGTCGACGCGCCTCGCGTGTCTGGGACTGCCGTGTGGTCAGCGCGGCGCGGCGTCGTGAAACGACTCGCCCTTCGCCACGCTCTCGCGATCGAGCGGGCGGTTGAGATCGAGTGGCCAGCTGACCTCGGCATCGGCGCGCGCGCGCGGACGCTCGTCGTGTGCGCGGCTGTTCGGCAGCGGCGTCGCCTTCTCGATGCGGCCGAGGCGCTGCGACTGATCTTTGACGGCGACCGCGAGCGACTCGAGCGTCGTGTGGATCGCCTTCATTTGCTGGGTGACCTGCGTGTCAGTCGCCGGCGTCGCGATCACTGGCGCGGCGACCGGATGCGGCGGCGGCGCCGGTACAGCGGGCGGCGCAGACCCAGTCGTCGGCGGTCGCGCGAGGGATGCGGTGACCTCACTCAAGAGCGCGCGCACCTTCGTCACGGTGTCCGCGACGCTCGCGCGCTTGTCCGTCTGCTCGTCGTCCTCCTCTTCATCGTCGGCGACACCGGCTGCCTCGGCGATCTCGGAGGCAGCTTCCGCGAGCTCCGACGACAGCTCCGTGAGCAGCTCCGTCGCATCGTCCCCGGACGCCTCGCCGAGCATCTCGATCGCCGACGTCAGACGCTCCAAGATCGCCGTCGCCGTCGCGAGCGCATCCGCAGTGTCCGCCTTCGCCGCCTCGGTGCGCGGCGCCTTCGGCTTCTTCTTCGGCTTGGCCTCCGGTGCCGCGTCGTCGCCCGTGGTGTCCGTCGCCTGATCGGTCTTGTCCTTCATCGGTCGGTCCCTCTTCACCACGAGAAAGCGGTGCTTGTTGGCGGCGCGATCGACGAGCGACACCTCCTCGACGACCATGTCGACGAGGCGATGCACACCGTCGCCGCCCGCGGTTTCGCTCGCGTCTGCGCTCATGCTGCGACCTCCGGCTTCGCGATCTGCGGCTGCGCCGACGCCGGTTCAGGGACACGTCGCGCGGATCCTCCGATCGAGAATCCAGTCAGCGTCCCGTCCTTCACCTGTGCCCAGAGCGCGTCGGAGAGGACACGCACGCCGAGCAGCCAGGTGCCCTTTCTCACGCGCACGCCTCCGATGTCGAAGTCGACCGGTGCCAGGTAGCTCTCGAGCACCTTCACCTGGTCGTTCACCGCGAGGCGGTGCATCAGCCCGAGCCCACCGAACTCCTCCATGAACCGGTGTGCCGCGAGCCGGACCTCTTCGGCCGAATAGACGTCGCCCTGCGGATCGACCGTCTCCGGCTCGAGCACCACGCCGAGCACGTAGCGCTCGTCCGAGGGGTCGACTCCCTTCAGCAGCTCACTCGTCACGGCAAAGCGCGGCGAGGGAGCGGACGACGACTGCGTCGGCACGGCGACGAGATCGGCTGGCACCTGGACCGTCGTCGGTCGAGCGTCTTCGACGATCCACCCATCGTGCTCGAGCCCGTCGAAGCTCTTCTTCGTCAGGCCGTAGTTGGAAATGAGCAGCTGCGTGAGGATCGACGAGCCGCCAACGCCGCGCATGGAGGCGATGCTCCGCCGCGTGCGGATGCGCCGGACGTCAAAGTCGCTGTTCTTGACGAGCTTCGGCAGCTCCCCGCGGATGCCGTACGTGACCAGGAACTTCCCGCGAATCGCCTTGAGCACATCGAAGAACGCGCGCTCGTCGAAGTGGCTCTCGCCGACGTCGACGTTGTAGCCAAAGTAGGGAGGGTCGAGGAAATGGACGGTGTCCTTGCCGTCGTATTTCTCGACGACCTTCCGGTAGTCGCCGCCGTAGACGTGCACATGCTTCAACCGCGGCGCGAACTTCTCGAGCCTGTCGATCGTCGTCGCGCGCACGCCGGAGACTGACGGCGAGAAGCTCTTCCCGCGCATCTTCCCGTACGAGAAGTGCGTCAGGTACAGGAAGCGATGGAGCCACGCCGCGTCGTCGGTTGGTGATTGGTCGATGAGCCCCTTGAACGTCTTCTCGTCGCCGACCCACTGCATTTTGCGCAGGCTCGCGAGCGCTCGCGGAGTGAGGCGCTTCACCAGCTTGTAGGCGCGGGCGATGTCGGGATCTGCGTCGTTGATCGCCTCGGTCGCGACCGGATCCTTCGCGAAGAGAACGGCAGCGCTCCCTGCGAAGGGCTCGACGTAGCCGGAGTGCGCGGGCAGCATCGACACGAGGCGATACGCGATCCGCTTCTTGCCGGCAGGCGAGCCCCAGATCGTCTTTTCGATCGGCGCGGGCGCAAGGCGATCGACCAGCAGCTCGGCGCGCTCGACGGCGCGATGGACGCGGCTACCCACGGTCCACCTCGCGAACGACCTTCGAGTGTTCGACGCCGTCGCGCGACGACGCGAGGCGCTCGGCCTCCGCGCGGCGCGCGAGGTCGTAGAGACGCTCGCGGCGATCGCTGAGGCGGGCGACGCTCGACGGGGAGATCAGTAGATCGACGTGCTTCATGGTCCAAAGAAGCAAAGCGTCGGAGGGGTGAAATGGGGACGGGGCGATCGTCGGACGCACGCGACGAAGCGCGAACCAGCGCTCCCCGCGTGGACCTCACCGGCAGTACGGATAGCAACCTCTGAGCGCGTACACGCGCCGATTCAGCACAAGATTTCCAACGCAGACTTCGTGCGCCGAATACCCTCGTGGTCGGTGGCCGCGCGCAAGCGAAGTACGACAACGCTGACGCGCGACGACGCGCCGAACAGCGTCGTCGCGTTCCCGCCGCTGCCCCGCGTGCCTGCACCGCCTGTGCTCCCGAGCGACACCCGGCAGACCCAGGCCGCGCACATCATCGGCGTCGTCGCGAAGGCGGCACAGTCCACGATGGAGGTCTCCGGACCAAACCTCGTGCGCGGCTTCCACGCGTCGGCCGTCGATCTCGGCCAACTGCAACACACGCTCGAGCGTGGCCTCGGACGCTTCGACGACGCGCAGATCGAATCACGCTGGTCGGAGGTCTTCGACTGGATTCGGCGCGTGCTCCGAGCGTGGGTGCAGCGCTGCAAGCAGATGAAGATTGAGCGCGCCGAGCGCGGCATCCGGATCGAGCTCGAGACGCAGGATGATCTCGGGTACTACCACTACGCGTTCGACGTCTTTCCCAGCCGCAGGCGACGCGGCGGGCGCCGGTGAGCTGTCGCCGGTGCGACGCTCAATACATCCCGACTGGGTACTCGGACGAATTATCCTCGAACGTCACGGACACGGCGGGCGTCGTCGCGTTGGCCGCGATCCGCCGGCCGTCGTCAGCGGTGAACGCTCCGGAGACCACGGACGAGTCGTGGCGGAACGTCAGCGAGTTGATGCCATCAGCATCGGCGCACGGGGTCTTGCTCATGAGGGTCAGCAGGGCCCCTCGCGCGAACGTCGTGTCGTATCGATGACCACCGACACTGGTCGACACGATCAAGCGCGCGGTTAGTGCGTTCAGCACGACCCCACCACTGAGAGCGCGGTGGCTCGGAACGAAGACGCGCAGAAAGTACTCGTAGAGCTCGGGATGTGGCACGTCCGTCGGACGACGGGCGAGCAGTCCAACGGGCAGCGGCTCACCGTTGAAGGCGACGCGAAAGACACCATCTCCGAACTGCTGAAGTTGGACTGAGGCAGGCGCTGGAGCGTCGTCGGCAACCATTCCGACGGCGAACCGGATCAAGTTCGTGAGTAGCGTGCCGTCATTGGAAGGTGGCCCGATGTACATCGACGGTCGGCGACGAATCGCGTCGGCTGCCTGGACGACTTGAATTCTTCGTGGCGTCGCCTCGGTCATGTGCGCTTCGACCCCCGTTCTCGGCGCCGTCCGCGCCTACGTCTACGCGACATCGGGCTTCGTCGTTGTCAGTCCGTGGGGCGCGGGCTGTACCCCTTCCGCACCTTCTCCGCGACAAGCACCTCCGCGTCAGCGCGCGCCGCCTGCTCACTGGCGAACGCCTTCGTCTTCGCCTGCCCTGCTGTGCCAATCCGCCCGAACCTCACGGTGTGCGTCGCGCCGGCGATCTCAATCTCCCAGAACTTCGCCGACGTCCCCTCGACCAGCTCGAATTGTCGTCGGTCCGCGCCGGGCATCGTCGGCGGCGCCGCGATCGGCGGCGCAGCCGTAGCCACCGCAGTAGCGACCTTCGCAGTTGGCATCACGACGTCGGTACGCACGCCAACATAGGACGGGAACCTGGGCACGCCGCCGTCGGACAGCTCCTGATATCGGAACGTCACCACCGATCCGACCGCCGGCGGCGCCGCGCGCTCCGCATCGGAAAACCCAGTCCCAATCGAAAACCGCGTCCCGTCCGCCATCTCGACGACCACCGCGCCCATCCGCCCCTTGTGACGTCCGGCACCCGCGAGGTGCTCGACGACGCGCGCCTCGTCGTCCTTGAAGCTCTTCACCTTCAGCAGCGTCGACGATCGCCCGACCTCATATCGCGACCCGGGCTGCCGGAGCATGAGCCCCTCGCCGCCGAGCGCTTCGACCCGCGCGAGTTCTTCGCGGAGGTGCGCGATCGAATCGCAGCGCGCGTGTCGGTGCGGCTTCGCGTAAGCGGGGCTGCGCTCGGCGAGGAGCGTCTCGATGCGCGCGATCCTGTCCTCGAACGGCGCATCGATCGCAGGTGCGTCGAACACCAGGAATGACAGCTCCTTCCAGTGCTCACTCTTGTCCTGTCGACGAGCGATGCTCACACACCGTTGGAACTTCTTCCTGCCGCACCAGAGCTCCCCATCGAGTGGCACGTTGGGCAGGCCTTCCGTGAACCAATCGGGTGCG